GCGATTAAAGCCACGGGCAGCAATGCCGGGATAAGGGCCATGCCGGCCAGACCGATGTTGCGGGTCTGCCCGAAGTGGCGGACGTTGTTAAAGAACTTTCTCTTCTCGCCAGCGGTGGCGAAATAGCTGCGCTTTCTCATGATCATTTCCTTGTTTGTTTGGGGTTGGTGCGATCCGGCGCCGCTCTACGGGAGAGACACACTGGTGCGCGATCCTGCGCGTGCAGGACCTTTGAACTTTTGAAATTTGGCTTTGGGCTAGACGGCCTGGGTGCGCTGATACAGCTTCAATCGCGCTTCATAGAAAGAAGGTGGAAGGACGTTCTCACTTTCCTTCTCTTCAGATTTGTCTTTTGTGGTGAACCGATCCAGCGCGGCCTTGGGAGCGTTTTTAAAATGCGAGAGATCGAAACGCGCGGAGGCCGATGAATCTGTTTGCTCAACGATCTGATTGGCAAATCCGTTGTCAACGCACTCCTGGGCATTCATCCAGGTAGTTGAATCCATCATCTTTTGGACGTCAGCGGCTTTCATGCCACTGCGCTTGGAATATGTTGAGCACATGGAGGCGCTGACTTTTTCCAGAACGTCGGCGAACTGGCGCAGCTCATTGGGATCTCCGGCCATGACTCCCCAGGCGTTGTGAATCATCATCATGGCGTTATCCGCCATAAAGATGTTGTCTCCACACATGGCGATCAGCGAGGCGGCCGAGGCAGCCAGGCCATCGATATAAACATTCACCGTGGCTTTGTGCTGCTTGAGCAGGTTGTAGATTGTTGCGCCGTCAAAAACGTCGCCTCCGGGAGAGTTGATCCGCAGATTGATGGTGGAGACGTTGACGAGCGCTGTGAGATCATTGGCAAACTGCTTGGGATCCACTCCACCGCCCCAGAAGCTGGAGCCGATTTCCTCATAGATCAGGATCTCGGCCGTGTCTCCCTGGGCCAGCATGGAAAATTTGTTGCCTAACTTGAACTTCATGAGTTGGATCCTCTCTTCTTTGCTTCTGTAATGGCAGCTTCAAGCTGCTGGGAGGCGATGGCATCCGCCTCATCGGGGTTCCAAGTGGCTGCATCGGCAGCCAATTCCGTGCAATATTTGTCTGCAAATTGCTGGGATTCAGGCGATATTTTGCCAAGAATGCACTCAAAAACCGCTAAAACAGGCTGAATAAAGGCCATTTCAGCATATTTCTTGCGCTCAGCCGGTTTGCGGTTTAAAACGCGGCCGGCTGCGTCGCGAAAGAAGCGAATACAGGCGCGCCTGGTGGCATTGGCCGGGTCAGGCTTTGAGTTGGGAGGAGGCGGATCGGCGGCAGGCTTTGCGGCTGGATCTTCCGGATCATCCTGTTGTGCGGGAGCTGGAGCTGGTTCCGGTGTCAAAATATCGTCCACCAGGTCAGTTGGGACCATATTCATGGCGATATAGCGGCGATTTCCCAGCGGGCCGCCGATCAGGTCCTCATCTTCCGTCTCCAGGATGTCATCGGCGGACAATACGCCGCGGTCAAACATTGCGGTATAAAACGCGGTGCGCGCAGCAGTGTCTCCACGCATTGCGCCCTTCATGTTGAACTTTGTGAAGTACTTCTTTTTCTCGCTGGGCAGCAGCAGGCCTCTGTTGCATGCCTGCTCGATCCGGACGAGCCATGGAGTTACAGCGTCGTTATAAAACTGCTGGTCCTGGTTTTCGATATTGGAGAATGTTGCGTTTTCCAGGTCGCCTATTTTGTGCAGAGGGACGCGGAAGATGCCGGCAATTTCAGTGCGCTGAAATTTACGGGTTTCAAGAAACTGAGCCTCATCGTTGGGCATGGAGAGCGTCTTATATGTGACTCCCTCTTCCAGGACTGCAATACGATTAGCGTTGGCAAGCCCCTTGTGCAGCTTCTCCCACGCTTCCGTCAACCTTGTTGCAGCCTCTTTTTTTAATGAACCTGGGTGCGAGAGATATCCAGGAGGAACGGAGCCATTGCCAAAAACCGTTGCGCCATAAATTTCAGTGGCCTTGGCCAGGCCCAGAGATTCACAGTGAAGACGAATGGGAGAGATACCGTCATAACCGTTTTGCGTGAAGGCCGGCATGTACAGAATCTCATCATCAAAGAATTGCGCTTCCTGCCCGAGGTCTGAACAAACCCACCACCAGCGCTGGCCATTGATAATTTTGTAACGAATGCGGTCCGGACGCAGTGGCCACAATGCAACGATCTTGCCGGTGGCTGGGTTGCGCTCAATGTAAGTGGCATGGCGTCCCCACAGCAGCAGATGTGAAACCATGGCCTCGCGGTAGCTGAATGAGGTCATGATGTCATTTGGCTCATCGTGCAGCACGAAATAAAGCGGGTGTCTTTTTGCCGCGATGCTGCCGCGCGGGTCCTGGCTGAGACGGAGCTCCCAGGGCAACATGGCGACGGTTTCACGGATGACAGTGACGCACTTATAAACGTCCGCCACGGTCATGGCGTTCGCTTCATTGATTACTACGCCGGAGGATGAGCCAAAGCCGCCAAACATGCGGAGCATCCAGTCCGGAGGATTGGACGGTTGAACGCCGGCCACGCTCACGGCGGCCATGACGCGAGACACTAAACTCATTTAGCTTTGGTGCTTTCCCTTGCGTGGACCACTTACGGAGGCAATAACCACGGTGAAGACGCCGGCTGCGATCAGCCCAGCAGGTTTGGAAATCCTGTACACGCCAGACGCGATAAGAGACAGTCCGGCGAGAAACAGAAGATCGATGAAGATGCTTCTGAATGGAACTTTGATGTGAGGTGTTCTCATAAAATAAGCAGGCCGCGTTGCTCGTAAACCGAGCCGCCTTCCGGGTGCAGACTGGCGCGCGCATCCGCGATAATCACGGACACGATAGGGTCGATCTTCTCCGTGCTCTTGCTTTTATCCGGGCGTTCAAAGCCGCTGGGGTCCTGCGCGACTGCCACGTTGGAAGCGCACCAGCGCAGAAGCGGATTGCCGCCGTGTTTGATGCGTCCGCTTTTTACGCGGGTAAGAACATCCTTTGTGGGCGGCGCCATGCCTTCCATGCGCTGGCTGATAGGCACCATCTCAAATCCGTCATTGGTGAGCTCTTGTACCAGCTGCGTGGCGTTCCATTTGTCGTAACCGATTTCCTTGATGTCATACTTATCGCCAAAGTCCTGAATGTCACGCCGGATAACCGCATAATCGATTTCATTGCCTTCTGTGGGTTTAATGAAACCTTGCTTGGCCCAGAGCTCGTAAGGAACGCGATCGCGCGTGGAGCGCAGCGCGATATTTTCTTTGGGACACCAGGAAAAGGACAGGACAGCAAATCCATCATCCGGGAAGATGAGCGAGAAGGAAGCAAGGTCAGTTGTGCTGGCGAGATCAAGCCCGCCATAACAGCGGTGGCCAGCGAGCGCTTCTGGATCGATGGGCTCAACGCCGCATGCGTCCCAGGCCTGCATGGGCATCCAGCGCACAGAGGATTCCGTCCACACGCAGAAATTGAGGCGCCGAGTAATGTTCTCATTACTTGGCATGCCGATGGCTTCGGCAACCTGCTGACGAATATATTTGAGATGGATCGAAACACCCAGATTGGGATTGGCTTTGATCCAGACTCGCTCATCTCTCCAGTCGTCACACTCTTTGCATTTATCGTTAGGCTGGTCTTTACCTTCCGCGCGGCATTTAGCGCACGGATCCAGCATGCAGACGTAAGCAAACCAGCTATCGTCTTCAATGATCCCTTCCAGAACTTTGAGCGAATATTCATGGTGAAAGTAACAGACTGATTTGCGATCGTAACCGCTGTTGGTGATTTCAAAGATCAACGGCTGGCGCCGTCCCTTTGTTCCCTTGCGCATCTTATCGGTGACGATTGCAGAAGGGTGTTCATGCAGCTCGTCAACGAGAACGATGTGCGGGCGCTTGCCATCGAGCGCTCTATGCTCGGAAGAAACTGGCCTGAAAAAGGAATTGGTTCCTATCAGGGAAAGATTATTTACAGATTTGCCGCCCTGCTTATCGATTCTCGATCGCAGAAATGGTGATTTATCCACCATGTTGACTGCATCGAGAAACAGGATCTTGGCCTGCTCTTTGGTTGTGGCCGCTGAATAGATCTGCGCGCCGGCTTCACCATCTGCAACGAGACCGAATATCCCAATGCCGCCGGCTATGGGAGATTTTCCATTTCCCTTCCCGATCTCTACATAAGCAGTCCTGAAACGGCGGAAGCCGTCCTTACCAATCCAGCCGAACAGATTGGCGAGCTGGAATTGCTGCCACGGCTCCAGGACGAACGGCTTGCCGTCATGCTCACCTTCTGCCAGGCAAAGAAATTCCTGGAAGAAATCGACGACATATACGGCTGCATTGAGATCGAAGTAGATCCCGCGAAGCCGTCCGACTTCAAGATCGGAGAGGAAGCGATCGACTGCAAGACGGACAGCGCGGCCGGCGAGTACGTTGCCGCTCCGGATGTCCTCACAGTACTGGACAACTTTTGGAAGATCATTGCGTAACGGCTGCAGCAGGCTTTCTGCGCTGCATGAAATCTGCCAAGGGGTCCGTTGGTCTGTCACTATCGTCAGTGTGCAATCTTGCCCTGCTCGCTGGAGTGAGGCCGAACTCGCTGGCAAACCCTCTGATCAACTTCATTTGCTTATCGGCGATGGTGACCG